TAGCTAGTCGATTAACGGCTGTCACTAACGAATCTTCTGTAAACTGATACAACCCTGCGGCTGTTGACTTAGGGTTCTTAGCTTTAGGGTTAAAGTTACTTTCCATTTCTTGGTGGAACTTATCAAGTGTACCTAGACGAACTTTAACTTGTGGATCTTTTAATAGTCCTTCGCCTAAACGTGATATATTTTTTTCTAATACTGCATTTAGTATTTCATCATCTTTCATAATTTCTTCCTTTTTTGTTTGTATTTCTGGTTCCGTTGGTACTTCTGGTTCCTTTGGTAATTCTTCCAATTTTTTTTCTATTTCCTGAATCGCAATGGTTTCATCAGATGGAGGTGTGATAGGTTCCTCTACCAGAGGTGGTACTTCTACCCCTGGTTCTTCGACTAGTCTTTCCTTGTAAGCTCGTTGAGGATCAATCCCTTGTGCTTCAAAGGCTCTTTCCAGAAATCCTTTTGGTTGTACTATTGGTTGTTTAACTGCAAGATCGGCAGCTTGTTTAAAATCTTCAGCCGAAGCTTGAGCGACCGATGATGGTTGAGTAGCTCTGGCTTGTTCGACGAATCCTCCTGGTGCAAATCTTTCTTTTTCGGTATTCTGTTTATCTACTAGTTTAAGTAGATCCATTACCACCTTTGCCGTAAGAGTATCTGATTTTTCTTTTTTATTTTCTTCTATCTTAGCCGCTTCAACCATTGCATCGATCTTCATTTCTTTTTCTTTTAATTCAATTTCCCGTGTATCAATCTCTTTCTTATTAACAACGGCTTGTTTCTGAATGTCTAAGTTCTGTTGCTCGATACTGTCCACTCCACCTTGCGCTGCCATCTGGTTTGCCTTTAGAATCTGTTGTGCAGACTCGGCCATTATCATAGTGAGACTAGCGCCTTGGTCTACTTGACCCTCTTGCGCCTTCATTAATCCACCCATCTGTTCTTGGAATCTCAATACCATATGCTCTCGTACGTTAGCCATTAGTACCGGTTCAACCATTTTCATAATTGGGTTGGCACCATTTAGCGGGTCTTGCAAATATGCAGTCTTAACGGCGATGTGTGCATCGTGGTCTTGTCCTGGAAATGCTTTGATCGGCAGTCCATTCGTTGCGGACATAATGTCAGCTAACGGATCCTGGGGTTGTGCCTGTTGAGGCGCATTAAGAAATCTTTCTGGTGCATCAACATTAGCCGCGGCAAGAACCGCTTTGTTTACTTCTGGCATATTGAAAGTACCTGGAGGTGATTGCGAAGCCAACTGTAACATCAATTGAGCTTGAGCTAATCTATGTGAGTTTGATGGGATGTTTGGATCACTAACAGGAATCACATCAATACGACCATCAAAGTCTTGCTTGAATACTTCGGCAGACTGTCCTATAATATCATAAGGATAATTCGTGGGTAGAAACTCATGGTTTATTCGAGATAATATTTTAAACTCGTCCTTCTGGGACTTGTGGAGTCGTTTGTGAATTGCTGAAAAGAACTTACCCGATGCTTCTAATAATGCTAATGTCGTGCCAACCGGTCCATAATTCGTTGCATCAGACACTACTTGATCTGTCGTGTCTGCAAACTTTTGTCCAGCTGTCGCAACAAAACCTAACATCTGGTATAGAGTCTGAGAAGGTTCTTTATACGGTAGTGGAACGATGGATTTGCCCAGATCTAAACCCGTTGACTCAACGTCACGGAACTCGCCAGGCATTATCGGAGTATTATCCCCCACAACCCTAACACCTCTGGCTTTAAAACCTCCTGGTAAGTTGGAGAACTGTCCAGCATCAATCAATGCCCTCATTGCCGCAGTGGCTGACATTGTGAGATTACCAAGAAAATGTATTAAACCTAAACCATAGAATCCGAATCCCGGTACAAACTTATAACTAACAAAGTGTTCTCTCTTTACAAATCGTGAATCACCGTCATTCCAGTTACGACGAATGCTTAGAACCTTCTTAGAATTTTTATCGACTGTAACAATGTATGGATAAGCTACACCAGTCGGACTGTTAAAAGGTTCTGGTAAATCTAAATATAAATGTTGTTCAAGTAAAACATATGATGGGTCAAAAGGATTATCATCAAATGCAGATAGCCCCATAATCTGTTCGGCTTTAGAAGTAATGGATCCTCTGTCCGTCTGATCTGGTTCACCAAGTTCACATTCTCGATACATACCAGCATCCATATCTTTTCTTAAATCATTCTCATTACGATAGATTACGTGAGTACATCTGTCTGCACGACGAAGATCCGATACTAGATTAGATACATGGAACTGATCGATTGGAATGAATTCCGATATAGGTCTTCCTAATGTTTCATCATAATAAACTTTTTTAACTGCCGTACCAATTAATGGTAGGTGGAATAACATCTTTTCAAACTCATCAAAATACTCAGGCATTTCCTCAGTCAATTGATAGTTCATAAAATCTTTAACACGTTGCGCTTGTTTTTCCTTGTCTGGAGTCTGCGCACCTACAATCTGTGTCTTAACTGGACCCTTACTTGGAAATAATTCTTGTGATGCCTTTGATTGAAACTTAACGGCATTCTCAATTATTAATGGATGGGTTGCTGTACACGCACCATCAAACGGTTCAGTTGTTTCTTCTAGTTTTAAACCGAGTAAGTCAAAGCCTCTCTCAAAAGTTTGTTCCCATTCTTCTCGTGAGTCTTTGTCTGTTTGATAGTTTTCAATAACCGTCTGAGATATTTCTGCAAGTTCATCTTCTTCCATTAAGTCTGCGATGTTTGTATAGAAATCTTCACTGATCGAAGCCAACATCTATCCACTGTCTTCATTTAAAGCTATCTCAGCTTCACCAGTAGTTTCATCTACATTGACAACTATGTCTTCTTCTTGTTCTTCTTTAATATTAACATCAACACCAAATTGTTCTGATTGGGCTTGAATTTTTTCTTGTGCGATGTCTACAGGTTTAGTTATTTCGTTTGGATTCTTTTCGATTGCCATAATTATTTAGATACCTTCCAGTAGGTTGCCTTATTTTTTTTATAAGTATTATCACTATCACTATAATACGGATCATGGGGATGTTGCAAGTGCCAAGAATCTTTCATATAGTGTATCGCCATCACCATTGCATCCACTTGGTCATCGTGTGCTGCGTTTGGAAAACTTACAGCCTCATCGAATAATACTTGTGCCCATAATTTATTAGGTAACCAAACACGACCTGCTTCTACTAATGGAGATGCAGCATATGCTCTAGCTACTTTATCACGATCTGGTGTATATTCCAAGATAGGAAGACCAGCTCTTCTTAAATCTTGTATTAAAGATTGTCCACTGGCTTTCTTCTCAATAACAATTAAATCTGGATTATGTTCTTCAAAAGCATCTTGAGCATTGGATCGTAGCTCAGGATATTCAAAGCGACCTCTAATACTACCAAGTAATATTAAGTTACCAATATCATGTTCAACTCCTTCACTATCTGTTTCGGTTGTAACAAAGATACCCCACGTCTGAATGACACTATAGTCAGCAGTTGTTCGAGTTGAAAAAGCCGTATCCATAGTTTGTATAATAAAATCACACGACGGCGGATCTTCCTCTTCCCAAATTTTGAACCACGACTTTTTAAGTATACCGCCTTCGGCTGGTACGGGGTTTTGCATAAACAAAGATTCCCAATAACGAGAACCATTATGTCTGCGAATTTCCATTTCATCATTCTTTAAAATTTCTTTTGGTTTCCATTCTGGAAAATAAGATTCACCAACTGGTAAGTTTAAAATCTTACTACTGTTATCATCAACCCAGGCTGGGATCCGAATAACTTCCCAGTTTAATGCTTTGTCAGTTATATCTTGACTTTGACTTGATAATAGCCATCCACATAAGTCATCTTCATGATAACGAGTATTAATAATTACAATGGAACCATTCGGCATAAGCCTCGTCCGTAACCCTGCTGGGTACCACTCTTTAATGTAACGACGACCTGCCTCACTGAAGGCATCTTCCTCTGACATTACATCATCTAGTAACGCAACATGAGCACCACGACCAGCAATCTGTGTTCTAACTCCTGCTGCTACATAAACTCCGTTCTTATTCGTTTGCCATTTACCTGCGGCTCTAACATCTGATCTAAGTTTTACATCTTCAAAGATTGATTGATAATCAGGATCATTAACAATATCTCTTACACTTCTACCAAAGTCAGATGCTAACTGGTCACTGTGTGATACCGATAGAATCTCGTGATTAGGGTGGCGACCAAGGTACCAAGCTGGAAATAACTTGGAACATATTAAAGATTTAGAACTACGAGGTGGAAGAAAGACCATCAGTCTTTTAATCTCCCCTTCTTCTACTTGTTGTAATTTTCTACTGATAACATCAATGTGCTTACCCATTTTAAAGTCGGCGACAAGCTTGGGTGCAAAGGCATCAATAAATCCTGCGAAATTATTTCTAACATTTTGGAATGCTAGGTGCCGAAGTTTAGCTATATCCTCGTCACTTATAGATTCATTACTTTTTTGGGTCATCGTTTGATGATACGACTTTTAATCCTGCAATTTTTACTAAACGTGCAACGTCTTTCTTCTTATCACCAGTCTCAAAGCCTGTAGTCTTTACAGTCTGTTCCACTTTATCTACAAACATACCCAGATGTTTGGCAATATGCTCCATAGATTTGTTGGCATTTGTAAAATCACTGTCTTGCATAGCCTCATTGTACACTTTAGCTAGTCTTTCTAGAACTTTCTCTTTTGTCCACGTTACTTTAGTTATGGCTTCGTCTTGATACTCTTTAATTCGCTCCATAACCTTTTCATTCTTCATAACAACCCTAGCTTTAGCCCTAGTTCTCGCATCATTCTTGTCTGGTTGGTACCCAGCAGCCGTATATGCCTTGACTTCGTCGCCATGACCTGCAAATTCCATACAGAATTTCTCTTGCATTGCTGTTAATCCACGAAATGTGGGAATTTTTACGTTATTATCTACTGGTTTCTCTAACATACGTTTATTATACTCCTTTGGGTTATGTTTCTCTAGCCTTCGTAGGCGACGGCGCTCTAATTCTGCCTGTATTTCTTTTAATTCTTCCCCGCCTCCATATATTCTCGCT